CGATAGCGCCTCGACCGACAGGCCGGTCCGCTTGGCCATCTTGGCGACCTGGTCGCCCATGGCCCCGAACGCCTTGGCCGCACCGAGCATCGGGGCCAGCACGGCCGCGCCCAGGCCCGCGATCTTCAGCCCCATGTTGCGGATGGATTGCCCGAAGGCCTTGAGCTTCTTCTGCGCCCTCCGCAACCCGCGCACGAGCTTGCTGTCGTCGGCGAACAACTCGACGAACGCCCGGCCCGCTCGGATGCCCTGGGTTGACGCCAAGTGCGGTTACTCCTCGTCGTCCAGTTCGACCGCGTACCAGCCCTCATGCAGGTCCATGCGGCCCGCGACGGGCTCGCCGCCTGAGTCCTTGACCCAGACCTTCACGTCCTTGACGGTCTCGCGCAGGCGCACCGGCGTGCCGTGGGGGACGTAGATGGTCCGAACGCATCCGGCCAGAAGCAGGATAGGCAACAGGAAGGGAAGCAGCTTGCGGATCATGGTTGCACCTCCACGACCGGCACGTCGCCGGCCAGAATGGACATCACGCGCCCAACGGCCTCGTAAACGGAGGCCCGACGCCGATAGCCTTCGCCGCTGTCGGCCATGATTCGGCCGTTGGACGCCTTCAGCCGCCAGCGCCACTCGCGCCGGCCGTCACGGTAGATTTCGAGCTTGGGTGTTCTCATGGTTTGCCCCAGTGCTTGCGGACCTTCGCCCGCAAGCGGTCACGGGTCTGCCGGTCCGGGTCGGCGTCCTCCGCCGTGGGCCGCGATCGGTTCACGATCCACGGCAGCAGGATACGAACGATGGCCGCGATCAGGCTGATCAGCCACTGCATGGCTCAGCCCTCCGCAGGCACCGGCTTGTCGAGGTTGCCCGACGCTTCCAGTTCGGCGTGAACGATCTGTATGCCCTCGCGCAGCTCGGCCTTGGCTTTGGCGTCCACCGGCTTGCCCCCCGCCTCCTCGTAGACCTTCACCACGTAGTTGAGGGCCGCATTGAGGCGATTGAGCGCCTTGTTCGGCGTGTCGTCGGGAATCTCCTTCTCGGCCCACTTCACAGCCGCGATGATGGTTCCCTCGAACGCCTGCCAGGAGGGCTTGGCGGCGTAGAGCTTGTTCAGCAGCCACAGCATTCCGCCGGCCAGCAGCGCGATGACGGCCGGGCTGTTCAGCACGTTCCAGATGACCTGCACGATTCCATTGAAGTCCATTTCCATTGCTAGAGTCCTTTCCGGGCCTCGAGGGCCTCTCTCAACAGTGCCAGCGATTCCTTGTCGGCGACCTGCATTGATCGCCGGTCCATGCGTGCATACGGGTCGAAGTCGGACAGCTTGAAGGGCCGGTGTTTCTTCGGGTCTCGATTGCCGTTGGCGATCAGTACGCAGAGCATCGACGTGTGCGCCCATCGCTCGCGGCCGAGCCCTTCGGCCATCCAGAGCAACTGCCGCAGCGTCAGCGGCCGGGGATCGACTCCGAGACTTCCGGCGATTCGCCAGATATCGCGCCAGCAATCGTCTCGTCGACGTCGATCCCGTCGATCCGCGTCTCGATGGCCGTCACGGCCGCGTCGATCATGGCCATCTGCTTGGCGACCGCCTTGGCCCTGTCGTTGCGGCCGCGCGAGCGGAAAAAATCGATCAATTCCTCGTAGAACGCCTTCTGCGCCGCCAGCAGCGTCTGGCCGTCGAAGGCCGCTCGCACGTCGTCGTCCGTGACCTGGTGCGACTCGAACTGCTTCTCGAGCATCGCGCAGAGCACTTCGCCCAGCAGCATCTCGTCGGTGCCCAGGCGGGTCAGCAGCGGCGGGTCGCCCGCTTCGGGCTGGAGCAGGTCCACGTCCAGCTTGGCCTTGACTGCCATGGCCGTGCCGAGGGTCAGCGAAAGCGTCCAGGTCCGTCCGGCGGTGTCGGTGAAAGTCTTCATTACGCCACCTCCAGCCACTCTGAGAACACGGCGAGCTTGGCCGTAACCGAGACGGTGACGCCTTCCTCCAGCGGCTCGTTGCGGGAGAAGTTGGTGATCGAGAAGTCCCCGATCGGCCCCTCGGTCCCGCTGGCGAGCTTGTCGCCGGTGAGGATGGCCAGGGCGATGGTGCCAGCCGAGAGGAACGCGGTCTTGACGGCCTCGAACCCCGCGTCGCCCGGCTGCCAGAGCATCTCGAACTCGGCGGTGCACTCGCGAAGCGTCGGGGCCGTCGCCCGCCAGCCCTGGTTGGCGCGGGTGGTGACGTCCGCCTCGCCCGCTTCGAGCGAGAGCGATACGTCCTTGACGTTGGCCATCTCGTTCGCTGGCGAAGCCGTTCCGGCGACGTCCTGGTAAATCTTGGCATTCATGCCCAACAGGAATGACTGTGACATTGATCGAACTCCTTATCGAACGCTCCCGCGCCACATGGCGGGAAGCTTGGGTTGTTCCTTTTCGAAGGCGGGCCCCATAAATGGCCTTGGCCGAACCTTCGCACGTTTGCCTTTGCCTCGACGCTCGACCTTTGTCGTACCGCCGTATTCCAGCAGCGACGGCGCTTCGCCGCGTCCGGCCTGGCTGAGGCGCGCCGGGCCGATCACCACGCTGCGCTTCGCCGGTTCGTAGCCGAACCAGATGAACTTCTTCAGCAAGCCGATATGACTGCTCGGCGGCGATCCGGGCGGTGACGCCTTCTTGCGCTTGCGGATGCTGCTGCGCGCCGTTCGCCGCACGAACGCGCCGAACTTACTCAGCACCCGCCGCGTGGTCCGGTCGACCGACCGGCGGATTTTCTTCGAATCGAAGAACAGCTGTGTCATCTCAAAGCGGATCATCCCATCGCCCTGTAGGTCACGGTCAGAATGCTCGTGAACACACGCTGCTCAGCCAGGTGCTCCGGGGCGTAGATGGGCTCGTTGGCCGAGCGCACCCACACCGCGTGCGGCGTCGCCTGCAAGGGGCGGCGTTTCAGGAAGGCGGCGATCTCGTCGACCAGTTCGCACAGCACGGGCACCTCGGCGTCGAGGTCCTTGCCGAGTTTCTTCTGGATGCCGATGTCGATCTGCACGTCGTGCTGGCTGGTGATGCGCGACGCGGCGCTGATCTCGACGGCCTTGGGCACTACGGTGAGCGGCGAGGCCACGCGGTCGGCCTCAACGAGTTGCACGTCGAGCTTCACCGGCGAGTCGATCATGGGGTTGGCCGTCAGTACAGCGAACGTCTCGCCGTCGGTGCTCTTGGCCATCCGCATGGTGCGGAGTTTGGCGGCCAGGTTGACCGCTTCGGACCATTCGGCAAAGGCCGTCTCGATCTGGCGGTTGATCTGGCCGTCGTCGGCCAGCAGTTGCAGGCGTGGGCCGGTGCCGATGCAATCGTTGGCGATGGTCAGCACGATGCCCTTGGCGTAGCTGTTGTTCGCCACTTCGTAGCGGCTGCGCTGCCGCAGCTTGCGGCGAACGTCCGCCGAACCTGCCCCATCAGCGGACATCGCATCGGCCATCGCCCAGTGCCGGGCATTCTCGGCGGTGGTTTGGGCGGCATCAAAACGCGCCCGGACCACGGCCGGGATGGACCGTTTCCCCGAAGGAGCCTTCCTGTTCTTGCCGAAGGGCCACATCAGACGGTCCCTCCCGGCGAGATCTTCGCGAGCTTGACCCCCAGGCCCTTGACGCGGCTGGCCTTCTTCGACTCCAGGTACTTATCGGCGGCGATCTGCTCGGAAAGCTTGTGCTGCTCGACGCTGCCGGAGTCGCCGCTGGCCTTGGCAGGGCCTTCGGCGTTGGTCTTGATCGAATTGTCGAGGGTTTCGGTCACGTCTCTGCGGCTCCCATGCGAGGCCATCAATGGCCGTCATAGGGTTATTTGCCGCAGAGGCCGAAACTCCTTACACCCAGAGGCGGTTTTCTGAAGATCGTGCCAGATATGGTACAGAGACGCTTTCGAAGGTGAGATCAACCTGTTTGAGAGGATCCCTCGTGGGATCGTGGAATGACGACAAGCCAATCGTCAGACGCTCTGGCCTCTCGTGAACTGCCATTCCCGGCTAAGTCTTCGAAGCAGGCGCATGCTATCGGCCGTTTGCGAATGACCAATCCAGCTAGCAAGGCGAGGCTTGATGTCGTCCCACGAGATCATCCCGGCTGCATAAGCACGCCGCATCCATCGTATGCGCCGTCGAAAAACTCGAATGTTCAGCTTCCTGATCAGGCGATGCGTCGACCAGATCCGGTAGCCGACGAATGTCACGCCAAGCTGAGCAGGCCGAACCGAAACCCGCTCTTCGTGCACGCGAAGCCGTAAACCAGCAAGAAGCTCTCCTACTTGCACCATTGCTTCACGCAAAGCATGCCGGTCGCTGTGACAGAGTAGGAAGTCGTCACAATATCGCACATATGCGCCGATCCCCAGGTCGTTGGTGACGAAGTGATCCAACGGGGTGAGATACCAGTTGGCGAACCACTGGCTTGTAAGGTTGCCTATGGGCAGGCCTCGTCGGCGGGCAAATGGGGAAAAGAGATCGTCGTCGGCAAAGTATTCGAATGTAGGTTCCTGCGCGTTCGACTTGTCCACGACCAGGTCCATCAGATCGAGAACCTTCTCATCTTTGATGAGGCGACGAAACTGAGTCTTCAGAATTGAATGGTCGATGCTGGGAAAGTACTTCCGGATGTCACATTGAAGCACATAGGCGTGCCGGCGCATCAGGGCCTGAAGACGATCCGCCGCCGCGTGAGTTCCTTTGCCTTGGCGACAGGCATAGCTGTGCGGGTTGAAGTGGCGGTCAAGAATCGGCTCCAGGACATTCATCAGGGCGTGGTGCATCACTCGGTCACGATAAGGAGCCGCCGAGATCAGGCGCGGTTTGGGGCGCGTGATCCAGTGCGTCCTGAACTCCCCGGGGCAGTATGTTTCCGCCTGCAGTTCCTGCTGGAGCCGCAGGAGTTCCTTTTCGATGTCGAATTCGAATCGCTGCACGCACCGTCGGTCTCGTTTGCCACGGCGGGCCTTGCGGGCTGCCAATAGCAGGTTCTCCCACGAGACCAATCCGTCCCACAGCCCGCCGTATCGCTTCATCGTTTCCGAGACGCCTGATTTCCCCATCCTCCTATCTGCCTGCCGATCTCGTTCATCACATTGGCGGCGTGTCCATGGCTCCTTCCCGGCAGTATTTCCAGATCCTTAGCCAGTCGCACCTGGAACCGCAGAATCTCCAGCTCTATGTTGGCATCCGCCAGATACTCGCTCTTGTCCCGCATGTACTTCGCCCGCAGGAGAAACGAGAGCACTTTCTGAAGGCGGGCCTCCATGTCTCTTCCGAGGCTGTAGCGATGATGACGCGGGAATTTCTCGATGTGGTGGATCAACCACAGCATGAAGTCATAGAAGTCTTGAATAACCTTCAGTTCTTGATCCATCGTGGGAGCCCTGCGCAAGAACAAAAAAGACCGACCGACACATTCCCCCAGGGTCGGGGTACCAGCCTCGGCCGGCCCTGCGGCGTAAATTCGGCCACCCCGACATGCGGAGTGACTCAGGAACCGGACCAGGACTGGCGTCTCGCCACGCTCCCGGCATCCTTGAACGCCGGGATTCCGGACGGACTCACACGCCATCTTAGACATCGCCAGTGCACGCCAGCCGACACAACCACCCGAAAGCCGATGTTGTTGTTCCGGTTGTCGGGCGTGTTGTTGTTGCGATTCGCCGAGCGGCAGTTCTGTGGATTGTTGTTCCACGAGCCGCCGCGAAGCACACGGCCGGCCATTCAGCCCGGTCCCTCTGAAACGCGGCTCTCGCCACGTAATTCAGTTCATCAACTGCACCGCGCGAAAGCATCAACCCACGATGCGCCCGCACGCCCACTTCGCGGGCGACCAGGGGCTTCGCCCCTGGACCCCAAAGGGTAAAAGAACAAAGGGCAAAGGATGAACAGATCAGTCCACGCCAGCCGACACAACCACCCGAAAGCCGACGAAGATGCCGTACCGGTAGGCGGGCGAGCTGCCGATGCGAATCGCCGAGCGGCAGCTCAGTGGAGAGCTGTTCCACGAGCCGCCGCGAAGCACACGGTACTTGCCGCTGCCTGAGCCTTGCGGGTTCGTCGTCTTGAGGCCGGCATAGGATTCCGCATACCAGTCACTGCACCACTCCCACACATTGCCGTGCATGTCGTACAGCCCCCAGGCATTCGGTTTCTTCTTACCGACTGGGTGCGTCTTCTCGTCACTGTTCTCGTTGTACCAAGCGTATGCGCCCAGATCCCTGTCTCCATCGCCGAAGCTGTGTCGTGTCTTGCTACCAGCTCGACAGGCATACTCCCACTCAGCCTCCGTGGGAAGCCGAACCGTCTTGCCCGTCTTCTTGGATAGGGCCTTACAGAACTCCACCGCGTCGTTCCATGATACCTGCTCCACGGGATTCGTCAGGCCGGAGAACTTGCTCGGGTTCTTCCCCATGATGGCCGCGTACTGATCCTGGGTAACTTCCGTCACGCCCATGTAGAACGGCTTGCTGATCGTAACGCGGCGCTGCGGCCCCTCGTCATCGCTCCGCCCCTTCTCCGAGCCGATCGAACCCATGATGAACTTCCCCGCCGAAACAAGTACGATCTTCATCTTAACGCCGTCGCCCAAGTTTAATGTGGCCGCCTTCTGCCCAACGGGAAGCCTTGGGAACGGCCCCACCCCTTCGGACTCCCCGGCAATCGGCTGCTGCACACCAAACTGAACGGGTGTCTGTTTGCGAGCCTGATCCACGAACATACGCGCGAACTTGTCCTTGTAGATCGCTTGCACTTGGATACCTACTTCCAGGTCCAGCGTGATCTCGTCGGTGTCCAGTGTGCCTCGCATCGTGTCACCGTTGGTCTTGCTGATGACCGCCGTTACATTGTCGCCGCCCTGCATCTTGACGTCCTTCATCTCCGCGAACGAGACGGGGATCTTGGCATAGTCCGTGCGAATAGTGATCTTGCGTTCGACGGCTTCGCCGCTCAAGAGGTCGCCATTGGCCATGAGGAAGAGGTCGGCCTTAGGTGATTTCTCAATGAAGTTCGCTTCATTTGCAGTCTTCTGAAGAAGAAGGAACCGGATCTTCTCCTTGCGGATGGGAATCTTGGTGCCGGATGACTTGATCTGGAAGTTGATCACCCGGTCGGTGATGATCCCGGTGATCCGATTGAAGTTGACCGTCACGACTGCTTCGGTATTCGCTCGCGCGCCTTCGAAGGAGAGGCCCGCGCAACGGCGGAGGGGAACCTTGAGCATTCCGTACTGCGTGGCAATCGTGACCGTTTCGTTCAGCACGCGGCCACGCAGAACGTCCTTGTTGCGGAAGTAGATTGTATCTTCCTTCGCGGATCGCTTCAGATCAAACAAGGTCTCGACCAGTGTCGGATTCTTCGCGGCCTCCTGCGCGCGGACCTCCGTCGAGACGCCGAGCAGACCAACGAAGCCCACAAGCATCAGCAATATGTGTCTCATAACAATATCCTTTCACGGTTGGAGGCTTGGCGAAACCCGCTGAGTCCCGTCAAGGCTCTCGCGATTCTGGTACGAGTCAGCCGCGCCACATCGCCCGACCTGCAGTCATTGTGCCCCTTTTCATCCGCAACGCAAGAGGCAATCAGATGGCCTTCTCCCGTGTGGTTATTGCTTGGCCGCAGTTTCGGCAGCGCTTACGGCGAACGATCCCGTCGTTACGCCGCCGCGTGTAGACGGTGTGGAAGTGCCGACAGCCGCAGTGACGGCAGACCAGGCCCACGTGCGGCGTCGAGGATGGCTTGGGCACTATGATCTGGTTCATGGTTACCGGCTCCGTTGCAACTGCGAGAGTTTGATGCGCTTCCGGGGCCGCGACGCACCGTCCGACACGCCCGGCAAAGAAGCGCCCTGGATCGACGCCGCCACGGCGCAGCCAACGAGGCAGTCCAGCCAGTGGTTGTCGGGGCGCGTGGCGCGGAGCTTCCACTCATCCACGGTGCGGTCACGGGCGACTGTCTTGACGCGGTATTCGGCCGTCAGATGATCGGCCAGCAGGCGGTGGACCTTGCCGTCGCGGCCGAACAGAGACAAGCAACCAGAGTCGCCCATGGCCACGGCCAGGCGGGCATGGACAAACGTCTTCCAGTAGTTGGTGTCAACCAGGGCGTGGCGCACCTGTCGCGCGCCAACGCGAGCGGGGATTCGCCAATGCAGGCCGACACGGTCGCCGCGTTTGCGCTTGTATTCACTGAACGGCACGCTCGAAGCGCCGACGTACTTGCCGTGGCTGGGCAGCAAGATTCCGGCGTTCGGGCTTTGGCGGCAGAACTGGTAGACCAC